TGTGCGGTAAAACTCCTTTTAGAGGCGGCGGAAACTACAGCAATGCAAAAAGAGGGGAAATGGCGTTAGTAGATACCATGAGAATGGAATTTCCAGAGTACGGGATTAAAGTAACAGAAGTTTGTCCTGGGACTATAGATACCCAAGTTGAAAAGAAGGACAACGCCTTAACAGCAGAAGACCTAGCAGAGGCTATTAAGTGGGTTGGCTCGCTACCAAAGCATTTTAATATAAATCACTTGGAGTTAAGCCATATAAACAACTCTCCTAAGGGTTGAGATTGCGCCTTTAAAAGAAGACGCGACCCCTATAATAGATAAATGAGAGCGCATACCCCTGGCGGAAGATTTACTACAGATTTTGAGCTAAACGCTATTGCCGATGGCATAACCGCTGACTCAACCAATCCTGTCGGTACTACAGCTCAATGGTGGACCTACAACTCTGCGGCCTCTGTTAAAGACCCAGTTTATGATGTAGAGCCAGTTGGCGCTGGGCGTGTTTGGACAGGGCCTGCGATCCTCAAGGTTATTAAGGCAATTATTACTCAAGGAAGGTCTGATGTTAATGAGCGTGGTTTTTACAACGTTGATTCTTTGCGCTTAGTACTTAACGTAGACGACCTAAGAGAGGTTAGCCCAGCCATATTTGATGACCGAGGGGTTGTTAAATCAACTATTGACTTGTCTAATAAGAACCGCGTTGTTTGGAAGAACCAGGTATACCGCCCTATAAAAACTCAGCAACAAGGTCAGATAGCCGAACGCCATACTATTATTTCGCTAGACTTAATCCAGTTAATGCCAGACGAGCTTGTCAATGACGCTCAGTTCTTGGCATACGCACAATCATAGGAGTACTAATGGCTACCAAGAAAAAAGCTTTCTGGGATAAGAAAGACCCTTCACCAGAATCTAGTAGTAAATTAAGCAAGAAGCAGAAAGCATCTGCTAAAGCAAAGGCTAAGGCTGCTGGCCGCCCTTACCCCAACCTTGTCGACAACGCCGCGGCCTCCAGGAAGAAGAAATAATATGTGCGCTACCTGTGGCTGTGGAGACCCAAAGAACAAGCATGGCATGAAGTCTTTAAAAGACGCTAATAAGAAGTTTGATAAGAAAGACGCAAAAAGCAAATCTGCCCCTAAAAAGATGGGAAAAAAGAAGTAATGAAATACACAGCAAAGTCCGATAAGAAGCAAGACAAGGACACTACTAAGGGCTTGGATAAAGACCAAAAGAAGAAGTTTAAAGCGATGGACAAGAAGCATAAAAAGCCTAAGACCCAAGAAGAAGACACGGCTTTAGACAAGGGTATTGTAAAAAAGATTAAAAAGAAGTAGAGCTTAGGCCCCCGAAAGGGGGCCTTTTGCTTTATCATTGAAGAAATTCCATGCGGGAATTAAAGCTCCACCCTTGCTAGTAGTTCTGCGTTTATTCGAAGGAGATTTAGTATGTCTAATTTCCGACCTATTGACCAAAAGGTTGATAAGGCTCAGGCAAATCAGTTTTACACAGTCATTGTGCAAAACATTCCTGGGGCATCCAATAAAGTAGATAGCAACATTAAGGGGTTTTTAGACGCAGCCAATATTATATTGGCTTCACGTTTTATTCGGGGTCGCTAGTGGATACCCAGAAAATCCTTCAAAAAGCGCTGGAAATAGCAGCAGAAGAAATCAGACCTGAGTTTGAAAGAATGATGAAAGAGTCTGGTTGGCCAAAAGAAGTTCGAGATAAAATTACTTTAGAAGTTACAGATGAGTCTATTGGCGTTGCTTGGCCCGAAGAGTTAAACAAAAAGGTTGATGATTTAGAGTATGGGACTATTGGTAAGACCCCAACTCATCTTTTACGTCGAATTGACGAGTATATTGATTCTGTAGTTAGTCGAGAAGTATCTAAAGCAACCTCAAAACTTTTGTTTAGTGGGTTTATGCCGGTATGACATTTATATTATCCGAAGATGCGGCCCTAAAAACTTTACTTAGCGGCCTTACAGTCGTAGACGAAAAAGCTGGAGGAACCTCCACACCCCGAGCCGTCCCAGTTTGGTACGGAACTCCAGACGTAGAGCTTCGTAATCAGACCTTTCCTTTTATTACTATTGATTTAATGGATATTCGTTTAGCGCCAGAAAGACAAATGTCTGGAGTTATATACGACAGGGACAAGGCTGGAACAAGGGCAATTACTTCTGGAGAAGTCTACAGCTACGAGTTCCCTATGACTTACGACATTGTCTACCAAATTACAACTTATTCCCGCCACCCTCGGCATGACAGGGCACTAATTGCTCAATTAATGCGAGGCAAAATACCAAGCAAGTACGGAAAAATCGGTATCCGTAACGATGTTAATACTGAGACAACATACCGACACATATTTCTTGACGAGTTCTTAAAAAGAGACTCCGTTGAGGAGGGAAGGCGCCTACTTCGTAATATCTTTATTGTACGAATTGTAAGTGAACTGACTCATGATGATGCTGTAGAAGCAACTCAGCTTGTACAGAGCGTTGAAATAAACGAAACAACAAACGACATCCCTACGGATCAACTACCTATCTAACATCTGGCCTAAACTTAACCAACCTAAGGAGATATAAAAATGCCAAACTACCAACGCCCGGGCGTGTTCATTGAGGAAAAACTCGATGCACTAGCTCCGTCAGTCGGTTCAACCTCATCCACTGTTGCCGCGTTTATTGGCGCAAATAACAGAGGACCTGCAGGTGTAACACTAGTAACTTCATGGAATGACTACGCCTCTAAATATGGAACATGGAATGTGCTTCCTTCAACACCAGGCGGAGATAATAAACTTCCTATTGCTGTAAAGCTTTTCTTTGACAATGGTGGATCAGCTTGCTACGTAAAGAGAGTAACTGCAGGTTCACCTGTAGCAGCAACTCGTACGATTACAGACGGTGCTGGAACTCCAGTAAGTATTGCAAGCATAACAGCAATAAACGCTGGTGTTTGGGGCAACAGTATTCTTGTTACAGTAACCGCTTCTGCGGTATCTGGACGTAAAGATGTTCAAATCTGTTACCCAGATGCAGAAACTGTTGTAGAAAGCTTCACAGACCTTACTTTTACAGATACAACAGATGCTCGTTACGCAATTAACTTCATTAATGCTCGTTCTAAGTACGTTGTTTTAGCAAGTCTTTCAACAGCAGCACAACCAGCAAACATAACAACGGCCCAAGCACTTGCAACTGGAAACGACGGAACTGTACCAACAGCAACAAATATTGCTGCTGGAGTTACTGCATTTGATACTGTGTTTAACTCTTTGGTGCTAAACGCTCCCGGAATCACTGTTGCATCAAACGTTGCCACCTTATTGGCATACGCGGCAGCACGTCAAGATGTGTTTGTAGTTATTGACCCAACATCAGGTGACGTTGATACACAACTTACTCTTGCTGAGTCTTATACTAAGTCTTCTTTTGGAGCTGTTTACTATCCAAACGTTACAATCTCAGACCCAACAGTTTCTACTCGAGGAGCAGTACGTACCGCTTCTCCATCAGGAGCGGTTATGGGCTTGTACGCGGTTACGGACGCATCTCGTGGAGTATTTAAGGCACCTGCCGGAACATCTTCTCGACTAGCGGACGTAGTAGCTGTAACAACACTTACAAACGCAGAGCTAGACTTAATGAACTCAGCTTCAGCGCCTGTTAACCCAATTAAATACGTTGCGGGCTCTGGCTTTGTTGTCATGGGTGCTCGTACACTAAAGCCTGGTTACGTTGACCGCTACATTCCAGTTCGTCGCTCACTTATCTACTTGCGTAAGTCTCTTACAGACCTTACCCAGTACGCAATCTTTGAGCCAAACGACGCTGTGCTATGGCGCAGTTTGAACGCAACAGTCTCAGCTTTCCTAACAGACTTCTGGTCACAAGGCGGCCTCCGCGGAGATGTCCCAGAAGACGCTTTCTTTGTTAAGTGCGACGAAGAGCTAAACACTCTTGCAGTAATTGACGAAGGAAAAGTTTTGTTGGAAATTGGAGTTGCTCTGCAGCGTCCAGCTGAATTTGTAATTATTAAAATCGGTCAGTTTGACGGTGGAGCCACCGTTACTGTGACAGCCTAAGGAGATAAATAAAAATGGCTAAGAAAATCGAACGCTGGTCTACGCATGCTACCGATCCACTTCGTGGGTTTCGGTTCCAAGCTGAGTTCCAAGCATCTTCAAACAATGGCACAGTATTCTCAGACAAACTAACTGGGTTTACGGGCGGCTTTAACTCAATCTCTGGGTTGACAATGACAACCGGAGACATCACTTACCGTGAAGGTGGATACAACACCACTACACACCACATCCCAGGAATGACAACATTCCAGCCTGTTGCTTTCCAGAGAGGTGCTCTATTTGGTAGCGACAACGCAATTGAATGGATGCGTGGCCTTTTTGCAGCATCTGCGGGAGACGGCCTTTCTACAATCGGCAAGGATTTCCGTTGTAACGTAGTTATCTATGTTATGGATCACCCAGACGCAAACCCTTCAGACATTGCTTCAGCAAAGATGGCGTTTAAGCTACACAATGCATGGCTTCAACAGCTATCTTTCACAGACCTTAACGCTGGCGATAACGCATTGCTTTTTGAAACAATGACCCTCGTCCACGAAGGTTTGACCATCTACCATGTAGACTCTACTAAAGCAACAACAACCCGCGACCCTATCGCAACAGGACCAAAGGGTAAGTAACAACTAACTAAGGAGCTTAATTCGTGTCAGAAAAAATTGTAAATCAAGAAGAGCTAAACAAGATTGCCGAAGCGGCGATGGCGGGACCAGAGGTTGTAGTAACAACTGAGGCCCCGCCTAGCCCGCTGGTTAAACTGCCCGGTGGGTTTATTACTGCAGAGGGTGACCTAGTCACAGAGGTAGAAGTAAGAGAACTAACTGGCGAAGATGAAGAAATTGTTTCTAAGTCAGCCTCTGGTGCAAAAGCGCTAAACACACTTCTACTACGTGGCGTCACATACATTGGTAATGAAGAGCCAGAAAAAGAAGACTTTGACAAGCTTTTAGCGGGAGACCGAGACAGCATACTTATTGGGATACGTAGTGTAACTTTTGGAGCAGACGTTTCTTACCGAGCTACTTGCCAACACTGCAATACCCAACAAGAGTTTGATATTGATTTAGCTGAAGATTTAAAGTACAGAACATTAGAAGACCCTATCAACGATAGAACTTGGAATGTTACTTTAAAGAACGGCGACCAAGTGAGTGTGTCATTACCAACAGGTAAGACACAACGAAAGCTTATGGATGCTCCTGAAACAATGACAGGATCAGAGCTAAGCACACTGTTATTAACTGGGTGTATTAACTCTGTTAATGGTTCTCCAGCTCGACCAAACACAGCACTAAAGCTTGGGCTAGCTGACCGAGAAAAAATTATGACTGAGATTTCTGACCGAAATCCAGGCCCACGCCTTTCGGAGGTGAGCAAAGCTTGTGAGGCATGTGGAGAGTCTGTTCCTACTCCACTAAGTCTTGGCGCTTTGTTTCGCTTCTGATTACGAAAACTTAATCGACCAATACGAAGTACTATCTCGCACATTTACTGGTTGGACATTAAAAGACATACGGGCTCTATCTTTTAGAGAACGAAATAACTGGCTTTTACGAGCTTTGAAACGAAGATAGGATGTTAAATGGCTATTAATTCTGGTTGGCTAGACCAGATGAGGTCGATGGCTGACATCGGTAAGTGGCTTGACGGTGCAGATAAAAAATACGACTCAATTGAAGAGTCAACAAAAAACATAGCTAAAAACAACAGAGACGCTGCTAGAGCCCTTAATGGGGATAGCGGAGCCACTACTGCTAACTCCAGTGCTGGCACTGTAATGAACTCTCCTGGAATGCCGCAGCAGCCAAC